TTAAACAAAAAAAGGTAAGTGACATGGCAATAAATTTTACTTGGAATGTATCGAGAGTTGAAACATATCCAACATTAAGTGGCAAATCAGATGTTATCTGCAAAGTGCATTGGGAGTTAAAGGGAGTAGATGATTCCAATAATGATGAAAATGGCGACCCTATCAATTGGGGTGATGCAGGTACAGTGGATTTAGACACTTCCGATTTGTCAAGTTTTACAGATTTTTCAAGTGTCAACGCCTCTCAGGTTCAAGGATGGGTAGAGGCTGCGCTAGGTTCGGATCAAGTAACAAAAATTAAATCAAAAATTGAAGCAGTAATCAATGAATTTGCTACACCAACAACAGTAATGAAAACCATAGGATCGTAAACAACTAAGAGAAATTAAAATGAATAAAGAAAAGGCAATAAATATTGATGGAATGGAAGTAAAAGAGTCTGAGTTAACCCCAGAACAGAATGAAGCAAAAGTTCACATACAATCTTTGAGAACTAAAGTATCAAAGCTAGAGTTTGAAATTAATGAACTACTACCTAGTTTGAGGTTTTATGAAAATAAACTTATACAGTCAGTAAAAGAATCTGCTGATGAAAACTTAAAAACTGAAAAAAAAGTGGTAGGTGAATCATGAGCTGGCTAACAAAATTTGTAGATTTTTTTACAGGCACAGAAAAGAAAAAGGTTAGAGCTAGAAACGATAAAGGTCATTATGTAGCAGATGATAAATCTACTCCAGATGTAAACGAAGCTTATACCTCTAAAAGAGTGTTAAAAAATACACCAAAAAAGAAAAAGGTAACTAAAAAGAAAGTTGCTAAAAAGAAAGTTGCTAAAAAGAAAGCTACAAAAGGAGCAAGAAAATGATGGATATTTTATCAATTATTAACATCATTACTTTAGTTGTAACAGCAGCAAGTGCTATATGCGCTATAACTGAGACACCAAAAGATGATGCTTTCATGGCTAAATGGATTTACCCTGTGATTGAAGCGCTTGCTATCAATGTAGGTAAAGCAAAGAAATAATATGGATAAAGGCACAAAAGCCTTGAGTGAAATTAGCGCACACGAAAGAGAGTGCACTATTCGCTATCAATACATTGAAAAACGCCTTGACGAAGGTTCTGAAAAGTTTAAAAAATTAGAATTACTTTTGTGGGGCGTTTATCCTTTTATTGTTACAACGGTCATAGGCGTGGCGGTATTTTTATGAGTGAAGAAATAACTAAAAAAAAGATTGAGCTAGAGGTAGAAGTAGGCACTACTACTGTCAATCGTGGCATCAATCCTTTTGAAAAGTGGGTGCATTTAGCAAAAACAGTGGACGCTTGGCGTATTTTTCCAAGAATCTTCGTAAGCGTGTATATCATATTACTGTATAAAGTAGTCACTTGGTTTATGACATTGCCAGAGCCAAACCTAGAACAAGCAGGATTAGTATCTGTCGTAACAGGTGCGATGGCTGCTGTTTTTGGCATATACGCTGGTAGCGCAGGACAAAGTAAGAAGTTTAAAGGCGAAGATTAATGGAAACAGCCATTGACCTTATTGGTGATTTAGGTCTACCAATAGCAAGTGGTCTAATAATGGCTTACTTTATATTTCTTATTATGAAACAACTTATGGATGGTTTGGTATCTGAAATAAAAACCGTTCAAAGTATTACTAAGATGCTTATCACAAGAGCATCTATTATGAATAATGACATAATGCGGATTGATACAATCGTATCCAGCGCCTTAAATCTACCACCTGATCTTGATCGTATAGCCAGAGCTGAAAACTTTGTTGAGGACGGCAAAATTGATGCCCGCAGAGATTGATGGACGTAGTTGAGCTAGTACAAAAATTTGGCTTCCCAACTGTAATGGTTATAGGTTTGGGCTATTTTGTATTCTTTGTATGGCAAACCATAACTAAAACAATTGATCCAGCAGTGCAAGAGATGAAAGTTACCATTATTAGGCTTACTGACCAGTTAAGATTGCTTGATCAAGATATGATAAGGTTGAAAGAGAAAGTTGATACTGTTGTACGATTAAAAGACCAGGAGAAAAGAAATGAAAAAGATAATAGTGCTTAGTTATCTTGCTTTATTTTCAACATTTGGTTTAGCAGATGAGATGGTTCATAAGTTTAAATCACCATCTTTTAGTGGCATAAATCAAAGTAGTCACTATCTTACTATTGAAAATCAAGAGTTTAATCGACAAGAATCAATAGAGGCTGAAATAAAAGCGTATAATGAATCCTTAGAACGTGATGCTGAAAACACAACTTTAGCGCGTTTTATTAGAAATCTTGAATCTAGGGTATACGCTCAACTTTCAAGACAATTAGTAGATCAATTGTTTGGTGAGAATCCTAGCACCAGTGGGCTAGTTGAATTATTGGGAAATACAATTGAATATGTGGTTGATGAAACAACTGAACTTATTACACTTAGAGTTACCGATTCTGATGGAAATACGACAGAAATTACCGTTCCAATGGGTAGTTTTACTTTTTAGTTGTCTGATTTCATCATGCACACTCTTAATACCTGATCCTATAGATAACAACCTATTACCTATACAAAGGATAGAGCAAGCTCAGATACAAAGCCTGGTTAATGAAGAGTTACTAAATGTTGAGCCACCAGAGCGAAAACCTGTTATAGCTGTCTATGCTAATTCTTTTCGTGACGAAACAGGTGCGCGTAGGTCAAACAGTCAGTTTGCTACCTTTTCAACAGCAATAACACAAGCTCCACATGCTTACTTAATACGTGCGCTAAAACACGCAGGTAGAGATAAAGAAGGTTTTTTTGAAGTTGTGGAAAGAGTAGGCCTGGATCACGTCACAAAAGAAAGACAGCTTATTCGTTCAACCCGCGAGTCTTTTGATGAAGGTCAGAAATTACCACCTTTGAAATTTGCAGGATTAATTATGGAAGGTGGTGTTATAGGCTATGAGTCAAATAATACCTCTGGTGGCGTAGGCGCTAGATATTTAGGCATTGGTACAAGTAAATCTTACCGTAGAGATACCGTACAAATATCACTAAGAACAGTGTCCGTAACCACCGGAAAAGTTTTGATGGAAGTTTTGGTATCAAAAACCATTTTAAGTGCATCGCTTGATAACGATATTTTCCGTTTTGTGGCGCAAGGCACTGAGTTAGTAGAAGTAGAAGGTGGTGTAGTCAGGAACGAATCTATAAACATAGCCCTACAAGCAGCGATAGAGGCGGCTGTTTTACAAACTATCAAAGAAGGCATACAATACAATTACTGGACAGTACAGAGATGAAACACTACACAGCATTGATTTTGTTGTTTTCATTGTCAGCTTTTGGCGCTGATAATGAAGTGTATGTGGACCAAGCTGGTAACAACGCTGATATAGACATCGAACAGCTAGGCGAATCCAATATCATAGGCGGTCTTAATTCTGTGGCTGGAACGCTTACAGCGCTTGATCTTGACGGCACAAGCCTCACTCTTGATATCAATCAAATCGGTAACTCAAATAAGTTTCTAGGCGACATCAATGGAGACTCAATCACTGGTTTTTTTAATTTTGACGGTGACTCCAACAACTTTACGATTCAAGCCGATCCAACCGATACCTACGGGATAGACAGTTCAGATTACAATGTTAATGTAACCGGATCATCAAACACCTTTACATTCGATCATGGAACAGGTGCTTTATCTTCTACGATAGACTTAGATTGGACTATCATGGGTGACTCTAATACCATTGATTATGACCTTGATATTGATGGTGCAACCTCATACATAGATGTTGATGGAGATTCAAATAGCTTAACGTATGACGGTGACGGAGCAGATAATGGATATTTTTACTTGGATCACACAGGCGACAGCAGCACCCTCAACGTGCAACAACAGTCAACGATTAACAACGATTGGCTTCAAATCAATTCTAATTCTAACAATACTACTTTGTGCGTCATTCAAGACGACCAAGGCACAACAACCTCCTGCTGATATAGGTAAAGTTTCCGAACTTAACGGAAATGCAAGAATCCTTAGAGAAAATCCTTTAGACGTATCTTTATCTTTGCCAGTTCAGCAAATGGATGATGTTAGAACTGCGTCTGGCAGAGTAGGTATAACCTTTGTTGATGACTCTGTTGTAAGGCTTACAGAACACTCAAAGCTTGTTATTACAGAGTATATTTTCAATCCAGACCCAGATAAATCAAAATTAAGTTTACGTTTCGCATCTGGAACTGCACGGTTTATAACCTCAAAAATGGGGCTAATCAACAAAGAACGTATCAATATAACCACGCCAACAGCACAGATTGTAATCAGAGGCACAGACTTCACCACTACTGTTGATGAGTTAGGAAGATCGTTGGTAATACTATTACCCGATGAAAATGGAGATGCTTCAGGTGAAATTATGGTTGCAACTGGAGCTGGCACGGTTACTTTAAATAAACCATATCAAGCAACTACTGCATCTGTGTACGAAAGTGAGCCTACAAAGCCTGTTCAGCTAGATATTACATTAGATTTAATTGACAACATGTTGATAGTTTCACCGCCAGAGGAAGAAGAAGTTGTAGCAGAAGAGCGCGCAGCTAAATCAAATAATGTTTTAGATTTTGATGCGCTAGAGTTTGAAGAATTAGATTTTGATTACCTAGATGCTGAAGCAGAACTGGCTTTTGAAGAATTAGACATAAATTATTTGGATGTTAATTTTCTTGAGGATTTACTGGATGTAATAGAAGAAGTTGATTTGTTACGTGATGATGAAATAGATCAGGTAGAAACAAGCGTTGCGGTGACTGGCACGGCTATCGGTCAAGACCTAACAACACAAATAACAACGCTTATTGATGGACAACAAATAAGTTTGCGCAGAAATGTAAATGAAAGCGTTAGATTAGATATAGACGGTTCTGACGCTTACACAATTATATTTATACAAGACGGCGTTAGTAAAACGATAACAATTAACGGAGGAGGCAGTTCCGTGATAAAGATCAAACAAGGATGAAAAGTCTAATTAAAACAATTTTGGTTGTTTTGTTGTTATCAGTGCCATTGATCATGCAATGGACACCTTTAGAAATAATAAAACTTAAAACTTTTGATGCGTTAGTTACAGAAAAGCAACAATCAAACTATTTTACTGTATTAAATATTACTGAAGAAGATATTGAAAGAGAGGGTGGTTGGCCTTTACCTAGAGCAAGATTAGCTGAAATACAAAGAGAAATTATAGCGCGTGGTGCTTTGGGAGTTGGTTGGACAGTAGCTTTTCCACAAAAAGATCGTTTAGGTGGAGATGAGGATTTTGCAGAATCTTTGCTAGGCAGCAACAGTATTCTAGCCATGTATGAAAACGAAGGCAGTGGATACCCAAACACTGTAGGAACAGTCATTATGGGTGATCCTGTAGGTGGCTACCCTGTTTCGGGTGTTGTTCAAAACATAGAAATATTAAGAAGATCAGCAGCACAGGGCATCGCATCTGCACCTGTTGATGTAGATCAACTTGTAAGAAGAATACCGTTACTTATGAAAACACCTGATGGATGGGTTTCAGCTTTTGGAACAGAGGTTTTAAAAGCTTTGGTAGGCTCAGATACTTACATAATTAAAACAAACCAAAACGGTATTCAAGAAGTTGTGGTGCAAGGATTACCGCCTGTCGCAACTGATTCACTTGGTCGCAAATGGATAAGTTGGGTAAATACAGATCAAACAACCCTTGAAGAAATGAACGTAAATCAAAGGTTTGTTTTTATTGGCACTGATGCAGTAGGCATATTACCTCAAGTTGCCTCGCCCGTTGGTTTGCTTGAGCCTCATAAAATACAAGCAGCACTGGCTGAATCCATACTCATACAAGATAGCCCGCGCATACCTGATTGGTCTTTTGCAGCAGAATTAGCAATTTTATTGCTTACTGTAGCGATTGTATGGCTTTTAGTGCTTAATTTAGGTGTAACCATAGGTATTACGTCATTTTTAATGATATTTGGCGTTACTGCGGCATCTGGTGTGTATTTAATACAGTCTGGGATGTTAATTGACGTAACTTGGACGTTAATTTCACAGTTTTTTGCAGCTTCAGGCGCATTTTATCTTAATTTTCGCACTCAATATCGCCTAAGACAGCAAATTAAGAAGCAATTTGAACATTATTTAGACCCAAGACAAGTAAAAGAGCTACAAAAAGACCCAGATTTATTGAAATTAGGCGGTGAGCTACGTTATTGCACGTTTTTATTCACAGATTTGCGTGGATTTACCTCTATGAGCGAAAAAATGACTCCAGAAGAGGTAGCAGATGTTATGAATACCACTTTGACCATACAAGTTGAAGAAATACAACGATCAGGCGGTATGGTTGATAAATTTATTGGTGATGCTTGTATGGGTATCTTTTCAGCACCCTTAGATTTATCAGAACATCAAAATAAAGCGATAGAGGCTGCGGTAAGAATACAAGAACGAATCAAAAAACTTAATGATACAATGGATCAAGAGATACAAATTGGAGTTGGTATTCAATCCGGTGTTGCTTGTGTAGGTAACATGGGTTCAGATACTAGATTTGACTACACAGCAATCGGTAATTGTGTCAATGAGGCTGCAAGATACGAATCAAGCACAAAAGAGGTCGGCGTGGATATACTAATTGGCTACGAATGTGCAAAATCTTGTAAATATTTGCTAAAAGAACTAGAACCAATTAAAGTAAAAGGCAAAAGAAACAAACTTAGGGTGTTTACATGGGATTCAAGCTTGCAATTATTACCACAGGATTGTTGATAGCGGTATCAACTTCTTCGTGGTTCTATATAAAAATACAAGACAAAGAGATAGCTACATTAAAAGCAAATGCGGTAGTTCTTGAACAAAAGATAGATGAACAAAATGCCAGTATTGATAACTATTTGGCAAAACAAAAAGAAACCACCGAACAAATAAGTAAACTTAACGATCAAAATCTTGCGTCTATGCGAGAAGTAAGCGAGTTGCGCAATACATTTCAAAAACACAGTATGACTAATTTAGCGATGGCTAAACCTGGCTTGATTGAAAACATAATCAATAAAGGTACTGCTAAAGTAAAAACAGATTTTTTAGAATTAACTGATCCAAAAATGTTCGAGGAAAAAAATGAAGAAAATATTAACAATTAGTTTAATAATTGGTTTTTCTTTGATGATTTCTGCATGTTCTTTGCTAGAGCCTCGCACTGCACCTGTAGAGGTTAAAACGATTACTTTGCCAGCACCCATGTATCATCCTCCCATGCCCTTAG